TAAAGTCCATCTTATTTTTTGTACTTTTATAAAGATTTTTAACTTTTTTACGAAAAATATATTAAGATAGGGCTTTTTTGAGCGTAGATTTGATTAAGTGCCACTCTTCAAGCTCTGCTTTTAGGGTAATATTTTCACGTAGTAGCTCTATTGCAGCCGCTGTTTGATCGCTTATTTTGCCGCTACCAATAGTCGCCCTAAAGCTTGCATCGCCCCATCCTATTTTTTCGGCTAGCTCGCCATACGTGAAGTCATACTCTTTACAAAACGCCTTTACTTCATCTGCTGTCATTGTCTATCCTTTTTTAGGGCGATTTTATCAGCTCCCCCCTTAAAATGGTATTTCATCGCTATCGCAATATTGGCTCACATCTATTTCATCGCTTGCACTCTCGCTAGCTTGTGGTGTGTGGGAGTTATTATTTCTTTTTGGTGCGCTCCATGTGGCTTCAAACATTAGTCCGTTAGGCTCTTTTGGGCTAAATAATGCTAGATAAACACGTCCGCCAGCTACTAGAGGCGTTTCTATATGCCCCCTAAAATAGTTTGTTTTTCCGTCGTTGCTTACCGCGTTCCAAATGCCCCCTATAATTTGCCTTGCCCCCTCGTATTTTTTAGGTTTAAAAAGTACAATTTTATATATTGGCGCGTTTTGATTTTTAGCTAGCTCCTCATCAGGAGTTGGGATCAGCCCACACTCAATAGGGCATAAAAAGGGGATATTTATCATACCCCCTATAAATTTTATTTCTTTGCCATCTTGAGCTTTGAAAGTTTGATTTTTGAAATAGCCTACGTTCATTGGTTATCCTTTAAATTTTCTATTAAATTGTCTATGCTGCTTGGGTCGTTTAGATAGGCAGTAGCCTCATCAATGCTTAGCCTCTCGACCAAATTTTCAGCTTCAACCTCACTAGCGCCTCGTTTTACTAGCTCGCTTTGTAGTAGATCGTGAGGCATTGCATTATCTAACACTTCGGCTTCTTGAATTGTCAACTCTTGGTTGATAGTTGGCTTGCTTGGTTTTTCCGAACTACTCAAAAGCTCGTTTAGTCCAGCTTTTGGCGCTTGGCTGGCTTCTTGTTTTGTGATAGGCTCGTCTTCCACGCTTACGGCTTCAGCTAAGCGATCATTTATCGGTAAGCGTGAGGCTACATATTTAAGAGCTTTGGCTTTATACATTTCCTCTGCCCAGTCTAGCCATATATATTCAAGCTTGTCTTTTTTGCTTTGGTTTTGACTTTTTAAGCGTAATTTTTCAAGCTTTTTCTTACTGACAAACTCGCTAAAGACATTATCGTTGCTATCTTTTGCATATACGATCACGCCTACTAAGTGATTAAATACCCAGTCGCCGTCATCATCGCTTCGCTCGTTATAGTTTGGTGCAAAGTGTATCTTATCATCAAGCCCGTTAAACTCTAGGCTAAAATCATCACAATCATAAACGGCTACTGCTCTAAATTTCCAGCCGTTTTTCATACCTAAACTAATAAGCCCTTTGTAGCCTATTTGAAGTTGTGCGGTTTCGCCACCATTTTTTAGTTTAAACGGCACTACGTAGGCTTGTCCGAAAAGCTTATTTGGGTTTAGTCCGATTTGGACTATCTGCATAGCTGTATTTACTATGCTTTCAACGCTACAATTCCGTAACCCATAATCGTTCGCCATATTTGCGATAGCACTAGCAAAAATTGAAGCCTTAGCCTTATCGTTGCCAACTATGGTTGAGATTTGGTTCATTTTTGAGCCCACTAAAGCTCTCGCTTGTTGCTCTCTTGGTTGTATTTGGTTCATTTGTCTATCCTCTCAATTTTTAACTCACTATTTTCAAAGGGCATGCCACTGTACCCCCATCTGTCCATTATATACCCCGTAGGCGAAAATTCTTTGCCGTCGTAAAATATTTCCAACACATACACCCCATCAAAATCTAAATCAAAGTAGCCGCCATTCAAGGGTTCAACATCTGCTTCTATCTCAATGTCTCTAAAACTCGCTTTTACTTTCATTTTTTATCCTTTCAAATTTATGCTATCTGTTCGTAAAATTTCCATGCTGGCAAGCTCAAAGTTTGCACCGCCTCTATCTTGTCGCCGTCTTTTTTTGCATAGCCCCACCACTCGTCATGTTCTTTGCAATATTTGTAAAGCTCTAGTAATTCAAGATATGCTTTGCGACCTTGCTCTATCGCTGCAGCGTCAAGCTCATAAAAACCTACAAAATAAGGGGCTTTTGTTTCAACGGCGATGAATAAGAAATAATTTACTTCTTTGCCCAAGCTTCTTAAAATATCGCTGTAAAACGCTGCTTGTATATGGTAATTAAAACTAGCTACCGATCTGGCAAAGCCGCCAGCCGAAGCGTCTGAGGTTGTTTTTAGATCAATTACTGCACCCATTTTCTCATTATAAAAATCAGGGCGACATTTGACCGCTACGCCGTTTATCTCGCTAAAATAGCTTTGTTCGGCTAGTCCGTCTTTTAAAAATATAGCTGTTTCACGCATAGAATTAACCGAGTTTGCTATCTCTACGGCTGAGCCAAAAGTATCAATATCAAGCGAGGTTTTATCGCCTAAATTTTCTAAAAAATCGTTGTAAATCGCTTTGCCCTCTTTGGTGCGTTTATCAACATCAGGTTCTACGCTAAACTCATTTGAAAAATCTTTTGGCTCTAATACTAGCTTATGCACCGCAGAGCCTAGAAGCAAAGCCTTTGTAGGCTCACTTTTAAGCTCATTTTTCATTTTTAGGTGCAATGGGCTACGTGCTAGTAAGTCGAGGTCGCTCTTTGATATTTCAGGGCGTGCGTGATAGTCTTTATTGCTTAGCATTTCTTAACCTTTCTAATATTTTTTGAAATTCTCCCCAAGTCATACCTGGCTCATAATAAAATTCAACAAGCCTCATCAGAATATAAGAGCGCATCTTTCTCTGCCTCCTCTCGTAGTTTTTTAAGCGTTTGTTTGTAGGTAGTTGTATAGCTCAAGACTGCATCGTTGCTCATTTCAGCTTCAACGCATAACACATAGACAAGCGCTGCGTAGGCGAAAAAGTCTTTTTTGCAATGCTCGATAAGCAGATCAACTATTTCACCGCTGTTTTCGCCAAGGGCGTTTTTAAAGGTGTAGCGGTGGCGGTTATATACGATTTTGATGTCGACTATTAAAAAGTCAAACTCTTGATTTAAATTTATGTGTGCCACGTCGCTTTCGGCATATACTAGGTCGTAGCTCAAACTCATTTTTAACTCCTTTTGATGTTTAAAAAGGCGATGTTTTTTATCTCGCCACCATTGCTGAAAACTATGCGAAAAAATCTAATTATCTTTCTCATTTTTAAGCTCCTTAAACTATCTCATAAACATACTCAGCGTTAAAGCTGGTTAGTTGTTTTTTGCTTAGTTTTACTGGGTTTAGTTTTTTATCTTTTACTGCTAGCAACATAAGCGCATCTTTGTGGATATAAAGCACTAGCCCTAATGTGTCAAAATAAACCTCGTAGGTGTAAAAATTTGGCTCTCTTGTAGAGTATCTAGTGCATCCGTCAAACGTTACTTTTAAATATTTTTGCTTGTTTCTCATCTCAAGCTCCTTTTTCTAATAGAAACCTTGCTCGCCACCGCCGACTGAAAGATGTTAAAAATTAATTTAGCTTGCAAAAGCAACTTTAAAGGAAAATTTTTTATATGAAAAATGTTAGCAGGCTTTCGCCTACTCCAAGCAAGCAAGGCTTTTATTAGAAAAAGTGGTGTTTTTCGTTTTATTAATAACCCTGTGAAAAACTATCCTAAATCAGGGCTAATTATGGTCGTTGTTTAAAACGTCAGATGCAATTCATCGGCAAAATACCTCCGAATGCTTAACACCCTCTGCGGTGGTGCTTCAGATTGAAACGTGATTAAACCTGCAAACTCGCAGGAGGCTCACTCTGTCAGCTTTCGCTTGAAGCCTACAAAACGTTTTTTTTGTTTTGATGAGAGAATGATACAACACGTGTCCTTATTGTTTCCTTAAAAATGATACATTATGTGTCAAAAATAGACGCTGTAATAAAATGGTGTTTGTGATATAATCAATTTAATATTTTTTGTTAGGAGGTGTATTTTATGGAGGAACTAAAGTTAAAAATAAAAGAGATAGCAGCTAATATTGAAAAGCTAGGGGCTAGTATAACGACAGAGGAAGCGACAAAAAATGCTTTTATAATGCCGTTTATTAGGGCTTTAGGTTACGATGTTTTCAACCCATTAGAAGTAATGCCAGAATATACCCAAGATATTGGAACTAAGCAAGGCGAGCGTATAGATTATGCTATTTTTCAAAACAACGAGCCAGTATTGTTGGTAGAGTGTAAAAAAATAGGAGCAGATCTCAACGCAAAAAACGAGTCACAACTACTTAGATATTTTAATGTTAGTAAGGCTAAATTTGCCATACTAACAAACGGACGAGAATATAAATTTTTTACCGATTTAGAGGAAAAAAACATAATGGACACCGCGCCGTTTTTAAGTTTTGATATAACTAAAATTAAAGATACACAATTAATGGAGCTTGTAAAATTTCATAAAAAGAATTTTGATCTAGAAAATATTTTTAACACGGCGAACAACCTAAAGTACACAAACCAGCTTGATAAAATCGTAGCCGCAGAGCTTGAAAATCCTAGCCGTGAATTTGCAGCATTCTTTTTTAAAAAAATAAGCGATCAAGTAGCCACTGAAAAAAGAATAGATCAAATAACACCACTATTAAAAGCAGTTTTTGCTCAACGCATAAACGATATGGTAAGGGATAGGCTAACGTCAGCACTAGATAAAGAGACAAAAAAAGAGACAGAGTCACTACCGCCACAAGAGGACGAAAATAAAATTATAACCACACAAGAGGAGATAGACGCTTTTTATATTATTAGGGCGATCTTGGCAGCGGTTACTAGTGTTGAAAATATAATACACCGAGACGCCCAGTCTTATTTTGCAATATTTTTTACAGATAATAATCGTAAGCCGATATGCAGGCTTTATTTTACCGACAACAAAAAACAGATCGGCATAATGGATAGTGAAAAAAATGAAACAAGATTTCAACTTGATAGAATTGAGGATATTTATGCCTATTCTGAAAAATTATGCGAGGTAGCTAAATTTTACGCTAATTAAAAATAAGGAGTAAAGGATGAATAAGTTTTTGTTATTAGTTTTAATCGGGTTTCTTTTTGCAGGGTGTAAAACAGCCGTTTTAACCGAGGTGCCATTATCAACGCTTAATGCAGACAATCAAGCAAGGACTGCGATTTTAAATATTGAGGTGCCGGGGTGTAATTCTTATGAGGACTCTAGGCAGGAGTCAAAGGCACTTATCGATTTAAAATTAAAAATCCCGCAAGTATTTAATGGAGCGCAGTTTAAAGAGTGCTATAAAGTAAAAATGGATTCTGTGGCTTCTTTTGTTATACCAGTTTATTTTGGCAAAAACGTACTTGAAACGGAAATACAAGGCGCTGAGCTAAAAATAGGCAAAGACCAAAACAATAATCTTTTAGTTGTTGCAACGAGGGGACTGCGTGATAAAATAGAGAATTTTCAAAAACAAAGTATTTCTAAATTTGATTTTTTTGTAATGTTTAAGGTAGTTAATGATACTGGCGCCGAAGTAAAAAACTTAATAGCCGAGAGTGCTTTTATTGATGACACTCCAACCTATTATATTGATTTTAATATGCCAAAAGACTCGTCCGTGGTTATAAGATTAAATGATGTAGCCACTAACATATTAACACAAAAAGGCGACAATAACGGAGTAGCACTAATCCTAAGACTGCCTAAAAATTAACGTTTTCTCCACTCCCACGGCGGAGTAGGATCATTACTCTGCCAAAGCCCTCGTTTATTCTCACGAGCTGTTTTCTCTTGATCTACATATATTTTCGAGTATTTTTCATAAGCCCAAGCATAGCCATTTAGCACCATTTGAGCGTTTATATCCTGCCCTTTGAAATGGATAATGCCTAGTGTGCGCTTGTACCTATCTTTGCCCTTTGGCTCTACTTCTACAATTTGCCCTGCGATCAGGCTAGCCAAGAATTGCTTTGATCGTTGTCCGTAGTCTTGCTTTTTCTCTGGAGCGTCAATGCCGAAAAGCCTTACTTTGATTTTTTGCTTATTTTGTAATACCGTGATCGTGTCGCCGTCGTGGATAGATACGACCTTGCCGACAAAGGCAAAGAGCGACGCATACAGTATTGCTAGTAATAAAATGCTTTTCATTTCTTTTCAATTCTTTTAATTTAATTTAATTTAAGATGGTAAAACTTCAAAATCGTTTTAGAAATTTTATAGTATAATTCTATCAAGATAACTCGTGATGGATTAGCGCTGCGGTCTTGGTAACAAGGTAGGCCTTGGCTTAGTATTCCGCATGCCCCTGGGGTTATCTATTTTGTTTTAGATTCTTTACGAAGCTACCAGGGCGCTTAACTATCTCATCCATAATAAATTCCACAAATTGCTCGGAATAGGTATAGTGTTCTTGTCTTCCTATCACGTGTTTGTATGCAAATTTTTTATTTTCCTTGACGTTATAAAAATTTATCACTAAATTTAAGACGAATTTATTAAATCCTTTTTGATAGTCTAGCACTATCTTTTTATTTTTTAGCCTTGTTCCAACCGCCTCTATAACATTATCATACGAATATTTGTGCGTATTGTACGGGTCTTTAAGCTCTTTGGCGATAACTATTTTGGAACTTGAATTTTTGTCTATACTGACCGAAAAATCAGCCTCTTTTTGATGCTTTGTTATGTATAATTTTTGTTCTAGGCGCATAACAAACCCGTCCGATTTTATTTCATTGCTAAGCACTTCTATACTGTTTGCTTGCTCTATCAGTTTTTGGGCGACTTCAGGCGAATATTTTAGCTTGATCTCCTCATTGCTAAGCGGCTTGTAGTTAAAAGACAAAACCAAAAAGTTATCCGCCAAATAATCGGTTATATTTACACTATGGAATTTACTTATTTCATTGACGTAATTTAGCACGCAAGCTTGAAATAGCGGAACGTATTTTGCTTCATAGTCCTCGTTTATAAAATGCGTGCTGGTATTTCTTAGCTGTATAATCTGTTCTAAATTTTTCCTTTTCCCAGTATTTTTATCTGTATAAACCCTGCTGATAGCATCGTTTAGCGAAATACTCCTATTCGTATCTTTGTAATAAATACTCTCGCCCCTCTTTAAAAGGAGGGATTTTAACATTAATTCCCAAGCATTGCAGATAAAAAAGCTAAAGCCCTCGACGCGGTATTTTATCGTCGGTTTGTTATAAATCTCTAGCGCTAATAGAAACGCCTCTATACTCTTTTCTACTAGCTGATTACCTTGATCTACCATTTTGTCCTCTTCCCTAAAATCTCTTTGAATTTATGGAGTAGCTACCGACTACGCGAGGGCTATCTTATGCCCTGATCGTCGAATACTAGCCCCTTATAAAACTTTATTTTTATGTTAATATCATTTGTTGTTTTATTCTTTTACTCCCTCACCCCTGTAATTTCGTTTTTGCGCCGTTAACCAAATTTTTCATCCATAATTTTTTCTGCATCATAATAGCTAAGCCTATCCTCAGAATAAAACATATACATATCACAATATTCGTTATGATAAAATTTCCCAATTTTTGCAACTTTGATTATGGGTAGATTAAATTTGGCACAAAGGCTGTTAAAATCAAGATGTAGCTCTATGATTTATAAAAAAATAGCCATTTTTAACCAACTCGTTATATTTGTTTTTAAATTCTTTTTCTGCCATTTTATGCCCCTTTGTGGCTACCAAAACACCCTTATTTGATCCCATAATCCTCAAACGTTAGCCCTTTATATACTTCACAATGGACTTTACCGCAGACTTTGCCAAGTATTTCCCATTCATAGCCCTCTTTGTGTGGGCTAAAATTATTTTTTAAAATAAGCCAGCCTCCATTCACAAATCGACTATTATGAAAAAAGCTTAATTTTTAGATTAAATTTGGCACGAACTACGCCAACAATAATGAGGCTATCAACCTCGTCACCCTCTAGCTCAATATCAGGATAAAAACTATTCATTGAACTTAGCTTTATATATTTTTTTGGTGGCTTCTTAAAAAATTTTTTGACGTAAATATCGCCGTTATAGTTTGCTATTACTACATCCCCATTTTTTGGTTCTGCTTCGCGCTCTATGACTACCCTTTCCCCATCACTCACAAAAGGCTCCATGCTATCGCCACGCACCTTGATTACATCAATATTACCATAGTGAGGAATAGATAAGACATTTTCTAAAAATTCAGGGCTTACATCTACTTGCAATGGCTTTATTTCTGCATTAACTACGCCGTAGCCAGCAGAGGCTTCAACGTCTTCATAATAGTTAATCGTAATTAAATTTTTAATTCTTTTAAGTTGCCATTTTTTATTTTTAATATCATCAGAAAAAAGCTCTGCTATTTCGTGGTCTTCCAAAAAAGTATCATCCAGTAGCTTATCAACTGGAACTCCCATACGATCAGATAGAGCATTATACTGAGCTGCGTCTTTTGGGCTTCTTATGCCGTTACTCCAATTAGTTACAGCTGCTCTAGTTACGCCTAACTCTTCGGCAATATTTTTTGCCGTGTCACCACTTTTATTCAAATAGTATTTGAGTATTTCAGCCAACGCCATAACGTCTCCTTTTCGATACTGTTTGTATCATTATACAAGAAATAAAAACACGTTTGGTTTCTTTTTAAGAAAAATATAAAGACACGTATTGTATCATTGGCGTATGAAAAATTTAAGAGAAACTATTAGAAAAAAACTGTTGGAAGAGTATGGCAAAACGTCAATGCCTAGAAGCGTTATGAATGGCAACAGAAAGCCAAACCCAAATTTTAGAGATCGTAATAGGCGGATTGTCCCATTTGATAAATGGGGTAAAGAATTCCCTAAATGGCTATCTGAACAAGAAACCAAGCTAAAGCAAAAGGAGGCTAAAAATGGTAGCGAATAACAGCGTAGAGGCATATAACAAACTAAAGCCTGAGCTAAGCGGCAAACGTAGAGCCGTTTATGAAATGTTTTGTGAGCACAAAGAGGGTGCGACAAGGCAAGAGATAGCGCGTTGGTATAACGTAGCAATAAATAGCGTTTGCGGGCGTGTTAATGAGCTAGTGGCGCGTGGTTACTTGATCGAGATCGGATCAAAAAAAGATGTGATAAGCGGATGTAGCACATCGATATTAAAACCCACTGAAAGGATAGCGTAATGAATACTCCATTATATCTTTTAGTGGCTCTTTGTGTTATGGCGATACTTGACACATTTATTGAAATTTGGAAAGGGCTAAGATGAGCGATAACTTACAAAATGGATATGCAATTTGCTTTAATTCTTGGCTATTTGATGAAAGGATACAAAACGAGCTTAGGCTCTTGCTTTTAATCTCTTCATTATCAGCTAAGGAGGGGTACTGCTACGCCAATAATGACTACTTAGCAAGCAAACTAAATAAAACTACAGTTTGGGTTTCAAGTGCTATTTCTAAATTAAAAAAATGTGGCTACATTGAAACTGAGTTGCAAAAATTTGGAGCAGTGGTAACAAATAGAAAAATCAAACTACTTGCCCTAAATAACGAGGAACAACCGCCGTTAAAAAATCCTTTAA